CTTTATAATGAAATAACAAAAGTAATTGAAGGTTGTTTATTAGCTCAAAAATATAATTTAGATTTATTTGAAATATACATAACAAAATCTTGGGCTACACTATCTATAAAAGATCAACATATAGCTTATCATAGACATATGAGTAGTCATTTTAGTTTTGTCTATTATCCACAAGCTCATGAACAAGGTAATCTTTTTTTACTTGATGATGATGCACATAAGGTAGGATTAACTATTCCAAAGAGAGATCCTTATTTTACAGAGTGGGATCAAAACAATTATGGTAAAGCAGAGTATCCAGCAGAGACAGGTAATGTAATTATATTTCCATCTATGATGTTTCATGAAACTGGTAAAAATAATAAAGAAAAACCTAGAATATCAATTTCAGGAGATATTTTACTTACTATGAAAAAAGGTATTAAATCAGAACATAATATACCTAGTCCAGATACTTGGAAAAAGCTATAAAATAGGCTTACTTCTTTCTTTTATTTAATATATAATAACAAAAAAATAGTATAAATTTATGCCATTAACTCAATTAAATTTTCAACCTGGAATAGATACTGAAAACACACCTACAGGTGCTGAAAGTAAATGGATAGATTGTGATAAAGTAAGATTTAGAAAAGGTCTTCCACAAAAAATAGGTGGATGGACAAAATTTAGTACAGGTTATTATATTGGAGTTGGAAGAGCTTTAGAACAATGGTTTGGTCTAGATGGTGGAAGATATGAAGCTTTAGGAACAGATAGAAAAATTTATGCTTATGCTTCAGGAACAAGTCAAGATATTACTCCTATAAGATCAACTGATGCTTTAACTAATGCCATTAGTACTACAAATGGTAGTAATATAATTACTATTATGGATACTGGTCATGGAGCTTCTCAAGGAGATTTTGTAACTTTAAGTAATGTTAGTACAACAGTAGGTGGAATTCCAGCATCAACTCTTGATGCAGAATATGAAATATTAACTATATCAAATACTGATGCTTATACTATTCAAAGTAGTGCTACAGCAAATGCTAATGTTGCTCCTACTGGTAATTGTACTGCAACTTATCAAATAGGTATAGGACCTTCTATTCAAACTTTTGGTTTTGGTTGGGGATCAGGTACTTGGAACACCGGAACATGGGGAACACCAAGATCATCTTCTAATGTAGTTCTTGATGCTAGGCTATGGTCGATAAATAATTGGGGTGAAGATTTAATTATCACTCAAAAAGATGGAGCAACTTACGAATGGAATTTATCTGGTGGTATGACTAATAATAGAGCTACAGCAGTTGCTAATGCTCCTTCTAATTCTACTCTGTCAATGATATCAACAGAAACTAGACACGTAGTATGTTTAGGTACAGAAACTGAAATTGGAAATACTGCAAGTCAAGATAAAATGTTTATAAGATGGTCTGATCAAGAAAATTATAATCAATGGTCACCTAATGTAGTCAACTCTGCTGGATCACAAAGAATTGCTGGAGGAAGTGAAATACGTTGTGCAAGACCTTCAAAAGGTACTATGCTAGTATGGACAGATACAACAATGAATTCTATGTCTTTTATTGGTCCTCCTTTTATATTTGGTTTTAGACAATTAGGTAACGACTGTGGAGCTGTTGGTCTTAATTCTGCGATAGTAATAGATGATATTGCTTATTGGATGTCTGATGGACAATTTTTTAGATACGCAGGATCAGTTCAAGAAATACCTTGTCCTATATTAAATCATGTATTTGACGATATTAATAAAGCTCAATACTCACAAGTTTATGCTGGACAAAATTCTAATTTTTCTGAAGTGATATGGTACTATTGTTCTAGTGCCTCGGATCAATGTGATCGATATGCAATTTATAATTATTTAGAAAACTCTTGGTATTTTGGAACTATGAATAGAAGTACTTATCAAGATAATGGAGTTGAATTAAATCCTTTAGCTACAGAGTATTTTCCTAATTCTAATGTAACTTCTATAACTACAATAAATGGTGTAACTCAAGGAAGAAGTATAATCTATGCTCAAGAATCAGGAGTAAATGCTGATGGACAACCTTTAGCTTCTTATATACAATCAGGTGATGGAGATATTGCTGATGGTGAAACTTTTAGTTTTATTAATAAAATAATACCTGATTTTCAAAATCAAACTGGTAATGCAACTATTACTTTAAGAGTAAAAGACTATCCTAATGATACAGCTACAGTAGGAGAAACTTTGACTGTAAGTAATACTACGAGCTTTTTAAATACTCGTATTCGAGGAAGACAAACTAATGTAAAAATAGAAAATAGTGCTCTAGATGATAATTGGAGATTTGGAACATTAAGAGTGAACATAAAACAAGATGGAAAAAGATAAATATATAATAAGACCAGCTCGTATATCGGATGCTGTTAGAATAAGAGAATTACTTAAAACGTGGCTTACAGAGGCTCCATTTAACTTTGGAAATACTAATAATACTAAAGCTCTTGAAAATATAGTATTTTACATTAAGAATAGTTTTGTTATAGTAGTAGAACATGAAAATATTATTGTAGGAACATTGGCTGCAACAGTCGATGAAACATGGTATAGTGACAAAAAGTTCATGAGAACTTTATGGTTACATGTTAATCCTAAACATAGAAACTTTAGGATCTTTCGTTCTATAATGGTAGTTTTTAAAGAATACGCACTAGCAAATAAAGTAACTGCGATATGCGAAATCTTTCAAGGTAAAGACGTTGAAAGAAAAGATAAAGCTTTTAATAAATTAGGATTTAAAGTTATCGGAGGAACTTATATAGTCAATGGGTAGTATTTTCAAACCAAGTGTTACAACAGTTCAGGCACCATCGCAGTCTCAGACTAGCTATGATATTCCTGAATATTTTAAAGAAATTCAAGAAAGAACTTTAAGACGAGGTGAACAAGAATTTAGTAAACCTTATCAAGCTTACACAGGTCAGCGTATCGCACAACTTGATCCTTATGAAATACAAGCTGGAAATATTTATCAAAATCAAATAGTACCTCAATCAGGACAATTAGCTGGAATAGGTCAAGAGATTGCAAATGTAGGTGCTACAACTTATGATACTGCAACTGCACAAGCTTATGCTAATCCATATGAAGATAGAGTTGTTTCAGGTGCTTTAAGTGATTTAAAAGAAGCTTATGGACAAAGTCAAAAATCTATGGATGCTTCAGCAATAGGTGCGGGAGCTTTTGGTGGATCTAGACAAGCTATTCAAAATGTTTTAGGTGCTGAAAGATACATTGACAGTGTAGGAGATACATCAGCTAGATTAAGACAAGCTGGTTTTGAATCTGGTGCTAATAGATTTGCTCAAGATAGAGCAACACAAATGTCAGGTTTAGGTTCTCAATTAGGTGCTGCTCAAACACAACTAGGTGCTTTAGGACAAGCTTCAGCAGGACTTGCTGGATTTGGTTCACAAGCTCGTGGTATACAACAAGCAGGACTTGCAGAACAATATCGTGACTTTATAGAAGAAAGAGAATATGGTGCTGGACAAATTAAACAAATGATTGGTGCTTTATCAGGTGCTCCTATAAGAAGTTATGGAGAAGAAAGATCAGGATATACTGGAGTTCCAGTTACTGGTCAAAGTGCTTTTGGTCAAATAGCTGGTGCTGCAACAGCACTTGCTCCATTTATGTCAGATATAAGATTAAAGAAAGATATTAAATTAATTGGTAAATCTCCTAAAGGAGTAAAAATTTATAACTTTAAATATAAAGGTGATGATAAAACATATCAAGGTGTTATGGCACATCAAGTACCACAAGCATCAACAACTAATCAATTTGGTTACTTAATGGTTGATTATTCTAAACTAGATGTAGAATTTAAGGAGGTTTAATGGACAGTAGTTATCCGAAAAAAACTGAAAAAGAAGATAATAAAATTCCTATTGAGATTGTGCAAGATGATCAAGCTTTAGCAGCAGAATTTGAAAAAATGACTGATGCAGAAGATTCTGCTTATTTAGGTGATGAAATAAAATTATGTGATGCTT